ATAACCGGACAACGTGGATCTTTCACAGCTTCATCAACTCCTTCAGCCGCTCATCCCACTCCGGCTTCCGTGTCCACGAATCCCCCGGTATGGTCTGCACAGTTGTATTCGATTCGTGAATCTCCGCTACCATCGCCGGCTCATCGTGAAAGAATCCATCCACGCTTCCGCAGTTCTCGTATCCGACTTTGTCCCTCAGCCAGGTGAAGTCTTCGCCGATGTTCAGTTCTGAAAATGGATTGGCTTCCCAGGTCTTGCGCCAGTACATCAGCGAAGTCCCAACCGCGTAACCGGGGGTTTGATGCTGAAATAACCAGGCCGTCTGGTCCGACTTACGCCAGAACAGCATCGTGCGATAACCCACAGCTTCCGGCATGGCATCGCCGAATGGGGTCTGTTTGATTTGCTGCACTTGCCAGGCGAGACGGAGAGGATGAGAGTAATCATCACTGTCCCACGTTGCGATGATGTCGGCTATTTGCGCGAGTCCGTTTACCACATTCCGCAACCCGCCGATGGTCTTCGGATTAACCGGCTTCCGAACTACCGAAATCCCTCTACCTACGGGCCACCGATACGGAACGATTCCGTTATCCAGAATCAACAGCGATTTATTCGGGTACGTCTGCGCGAGAAAGTTTTGAACGGCTCTATCGGTGTACTGTTGCCGATCCGCGGTTAAACAGACACAGGTGACGTGTGGAGTCATTTGCTGAGCTTTCCGGTAACGGGCGCGGGGTTGACGTCCATCGGCTCTTTCAGTTCAATCCGTTGCTGCCCCGCGTCGCTGCGCTTTTTGCGTTTCGGCTGAAACTCTTTCCGTGTCTCGATGATTCCCTCCACTACTCGGAAGGTATCCTCAGCCTGTTCCAAATCCGTTTTCATGAACCACAGCCGCACGTCGCGTTCGTCAATCTCTGGCATCGCAAACCTCCAGCGCAAATCGCAGCGCCATCGCCGCAACCTGAATGGCCTCCTTCCGCATCTTGGCAACGTTGCGCTTCTTCTGCTTTTTCCAGACTTCTTCCTTCAGCTCGTCCATCTCTTCGAGTAAGACGGCGTAACCCTCATGCGCGCTGTGTTGGCGCTTCGGGAACTTCCGTAATGCTTTACCGAGTTCCGTTCCGGCATCCTGGAGAACGCGCGCGTAGATCTTAGGCATTGAGCTTGGCCTCCGCTGCCTGCCGGATGAACACCGATCGGTTGATGCCGAGCTTTTCCGCCGCTTTGTCGATGCGCTTCAGTAACGGTCTGTCGATGACGACAATTACGGGTTTCAGTCTCGGCTTGAGCGTGTAGTTTCTGGATTTGTCCACGTCGGTAATTACTCTACAAGAGTATATACCGATGCGTCAAGAGGAAAGATTTGGAGAGGTACTAGATTGGTGAGATCTGCATGATGCCGCCCATCGACGTCTGCATAATCATTTGCTCTTCATCCAAAAGCAGTTCAGTCACAGCCCAGACCATCGCATCCAGCCTGTCCGGTGACTTCTCGTTTCCCAGGGGTGTGTATTCGCACATCTGGTCTTCGAGCTTTTGAAAAAAGCCGACGTGATGAACCCGGCCTTGTTCATACAGCGCCGCAACAGGTTCAGCCCTGATAGCTTTTCCTCTGGAAGCTCGGACCGCGCGAAACGGAATGTTCGGGTCTACAGCTTTCAGATTGCGTTCCACCAAATCGCCGCCGTTGTTCACTTCGCCCACGATTCGATGAGCCTGACGGGATTTGTATGCCGCAATCGCTACCTTCGCCCAGCCCAACGGTGATTCTTTGCACGACAAATCATCAAGAATCAGCACATGCCCTGACCGTGCTAAAGCTGCTACGACAATGCCGGTCTCGTCCGAGTCTTCATTTGCGCTAACTGCTGGGTCAATCGCTACCACGATACGAACGATGAGATCCCAGCGCATCTCCTTCATGGTGATTCGGGTAGCGTCGATGACTTTGCGGACCCATAAGGCACCAGGAACGTCTTCGAGTAGTTCGGCGTCGATTTCCTGCCGGCCTAACCGCGTCCCCTCATACCGTCTGATGACTTTGTCGAAGAACTGCGGGCTGAGGTTGTCGCGATTGTCGTAACTCGAGCCTCGAGTAACGACCGTTCCAGGGTCAGACAGAATCGCCTTGAACACCTTCAGCGGCTTTGGCGTGGTCGAGATGATGCCTTGCAGGTTCTTGGTCTTCAGCCGGAAGCCAAAGCTGATTTGGTCCCACGCTTCCTCGGGGTAGTTCCATGCACAGAGTTCATCCGCCCAGAACTTCGTGAACTGTGGACCGCGGAGTCGTTCCGGTTCGTCTGCTGATCGCGTGATGCCGATAGCGCCCGAAGGAAAGTGAATCAGATGCCGGCTGGGATTGTACAGTGGCCTTCGGTCGGGAGGATAGCAACTCAGCAAGCCGCTGGGTCCCTCGATCATAGTCGACCGTACGTCATCTGACGTCGGCGCAATCATCAGGATTCGAGCATTCGGATCTTCCGCCCATTCCCTTACCGCTTCGGCACCTGTACGGGTCTTGCCGAATCCGCGGCCGGCCTGTACAACCCAAAAGACCCAGTCGTTTCGTGCGATTGCAGCTCCGATACTGCCGGGAAGCATCTGCGCCGGACGCGCCCAGAAGCGCCAATCCCAGCGCAGGGCTTCAGCCTGGCGTTCCGTCAGACGGTGAATCACCGCCTGGCGCTTCGGAACCGGCATCCGTTTCAGCAATTGCGCTAAGGATAAAGTCCCTTGCAGAAATATTCGCCTCGATAGGTCCACCGCCCGCTCCTGTGTGTTCGATTGCCCTCAGTTTTGGTGCGAGGTAACCGCAGGCTTCGTAAACTGCGCGCGCATGATCCGGGTGATTGCGTTTTTTGACGAGCAACGCCAACTCTTCGAACGGGTTGACGCCTACTCGATCGCACGCCGCAGCGACGAGACCGCCGCGCGGACGCGGTATGTTCGGTGTGCCTTTCCGTCGCCCGCCAGTCTTCTCGCCCTTCATCTACTTTTTAGACGCAATCCTTTGACACCGAAAGCTTAGCACCTTTACCGAAAGCGAAACTGAACCGTGAAGCCATCCTCGGTTTCGGTCACGTCTGCAATCTCTAATTCTTTATGCAGGTCTCGACGTCTTCGAACGTTTTTCCCCTGCTGCGTTTGGTTTTTCCATAACTATTTCACCCCTGTTATCTGTAGTTTCCGGCGAACTAAGTACTTCTAGGGTCGTTTTGAACCGACTGCGGTATTGACTCTCAGTCGGTATATACTCCATACTTCTTATGCATGGCTTATGCAACGGTAGCACAGAAGAAACATAAAGGGGATAGAACCACAGGCACAGTACCAGGTAAACGGACCACCGTGGATGTGCCAACAGAGCTGCTGAATCGCGCCGAGGCGCAAATCGCGAAGTTCCGGCCTGGCTACGGCCCCCGCGTCACGTTTCGGCAATTAGTCCTCGAAGGTCTGGAGTTGAGACTAGCCCAGTTGGAGCAATCGAAATGAGTTGGGGTTACCCGGATGGGGTTTCGCAATCGACGCATGACCGCGCGTTTGGTGAATCGCTTTCGTCTGAACCCGATGACGATATCGTCCGCCTCGACTGTGGGCATTACGATACCGAGCTGCGCGGTGAAGAAGTCGGTGGCAAGTTGGTTTGCCCGAAGTGCTACGACGAACGGCTGAAGACAGTTACCGAACTGCTCACCGGCCACCGTTGCGGATGCGGGCCCGATTACCTTGACCCGGATTGCGCGATGCACTGCGCCGCTGCAGCCAAACGAGCGCTAAAGCCATGATCCGAGGCGTCCAGTCTCTTCTGAGCCGCTCTTATCCAAGTCTGCCGGTTCAGGTGCGCGACGCCTCAGATGATTGCTCGAAGTTCACCTTAGCAGTAGTTGTTCTAGCGTTGTGCGTTCAGAAGTGAAGTTTGGTGGTTTTCGCGCTGCCCTGGAGTTGCAGCGCGAGAGGGAGTGGCGTATGAGCATGGTGCGATTTGCGACCAAGTGTGATAAATGCGGGCGACGCAGCGAAGAGTACACCTCGTGGCCGTCCTGCAAAGACTGTGGCGAGGACATCTGTCCCGACTGCGACATTGATTCGGAACGCACCGAAGACGAGAGCAATAAGACGCTGTGCCTGGACTGCCGCATCGCCAGAGCACAGGACGAACCGAAGATTATTTTGGAGGACAGATGACCGCATTCATTCAATTCGTTGTTTTTGTTTCGATGTTGGGCTGCATTGTGATGTGGCTTCGATCAGGAGAAAAATATGGGAACTGAAATCGTTCATGTGCCGCGCACCGATGTGGTGACTGCGGATGATTTTATGCCTGTTCTGTCGGTCGCTCAGGCCGTCGAGCGCAAGCAAATGCTCAACTCGTTCGTTGCTGAAGTGCTGAAGGAAAGCGAAGACTACGGCAAGATCCCAGGTGGAAACCAGAAGCCGGTTCTCATGAAGCCGGGCGCCGAAAAGCTTTGCAGCATCTTCGGACTGGCGCCGCGCTACGTCATCGAATCGGAAACCGAGGACTGGATCGGCGACCTGCACGGCGGAGAGCCGTTCTTCAACTATCGCTATCGCTGCCAGCTCTACCGTGGCGATCGGTTCATGGGTGAAGCCATCGGCTCTTGCAATTCCTGGGAGTCAAAGTATCGATACCGCAACACCGCGCGGAAGTGTCCGACATGCGCCGGCGAGTTCATCATCCAAGGCAAAGCCGAGTACGGAGGCGGATGGTTGTGCTTCAAGAAAAAGGGCGGATGCGGAGCGAAGTTCGCGCAAGATGATCCTGCTATCACGTCGCAGGATGTCGGCAAGATCGCAAACGCCGATATCGCCGATCAGGTGAACACTCTGCAAAAGATGGCACAGAAGCGCGCGTTGGTTGCCGCTGTGCTCGTGGTGACGAATTGCTCTGACGCTTTCACCCAGGATCTCGAAGATGGTTCAGACGTACAGCGCAACACGCCCGAGGAACAGAAGGAACTCGCCGGCAAGCGCGTTGCGGAAGAGAAAGAGAAGACCGCCAACGGTGTGCCGAAGGACTTGAAAGTTCTGCTAGACGGCATCGACAAAGACATCGCGCGATCTGGCGAGGCGTTCAACCTGATGTGGAACCGGCTGGAAGCTCTCGGAGGCGAAGGCGTCAAGGCATATGACCGGATTCAAAGCGCCTTCGAGAAGAAGTATCCGAACGGCTGCAAGGACAAAGCCGGTCTGAAGTCGTGCATCTCGGATCTCTATCACGCAATCAAAGCGGTCGAAGACGAACTCGCCAAGCCAAAACAACCAGGACTGATCGGAGATCCCGTATGACCGCAACCGAGAAACCCAACCTGACGCTGTACGGAATTGAAACGCAGCTCTTGGAGCTTTTGAACTTCCGCGAGTCCATCGAATCCGACCCGGACATGACCCCGCAAGAACAGCAAGAGTCGCTGAAAGCCTGCGACGAATCGATAGCCGAGTACATTCGAGCGGAAGTGAAGAAGTGCGACGGCATCGCCCGATACCTCAGAGAATTCGAGACGCGCGCCGCCACGTTGAAGGAAGAAGCTGCGCGGTGTACGGCGATGGCAAAGAACTGGCAGAAGCGCTACGACAGCCTGGAAGCGATGGTAATCGACATCATGCAAGCCACCAAGCAGACACGCATCGACGGACGGCACAGCGTTTTGCAGTTGAAGAAGAATCCGGCGAGCGTCGATCCGAACATTCAGATTAACTTGGTGCCCGAGGAACTACTCCGGCGCACGGTCACGATGACGGAACAGGTTTACCAGACGCTCTTGAACGGCCCGATGGGGGTGCTGCTGTTGACTGGCACAGCGAAAGACTGTGAGCCCATGAAGACCGAAATCGCCAAGCGGTTGAAGGAAGGCGACGGCGTCCCTGGATGCAGATTACGAACCGATGGTGTCCGGTTGGAGGTGAAGTGAGCCGTCAGGGGCATCTCAAAGGGCGTGTCGGAGGTAGCCACAAGCAACGGCGTGGTCCGCTGCGGAAGATCGTCGAGGTCATCGGCTACGGATTCAATATGTTCGATCAAAACCGAGTGCTGCTCGAATGTGGTCACGAGGCGAAGTCGAATGGACAATACAAAGCGCGGTGTTCGAAATGTGCTGAAGCGCAACTCCCCAACGCGCCGAATTCCAGATCGGCGCGAGACGTTCAAGAGCCCGACCGCTACTGGGAAGACGGACTGGCGGAATGACTCGCCGCACCCCACTGAAGCGAAAGCCTCGCAAGAAACAGCCTGGCGATGATCCGAAGTATCGCGATTGGATTGCAACCCTGCCATGCCTAATCTGCGGAAAGCTTGCAGGGCTCGCCGGCGATGTCTCGATGCTGGAATTTCTCATCTGTTCGCTTTTAACCCGGCAGAAAAGCCGCACTGAGGCACACCACGCCGGCGACCACGGATACGCGCAACTTCCACCAGACCGCACCTGTATTCCACTTTGCGCCGAACATCACCGAACCGGCAAAGACGCAGCACACGGACCACTGGGAAAGAATTTCTGGAAGCACCACGATATTGACCGAGACGCAATGATCGCAGCACTCAACTCAGCTTACGAAAGGTACAACCAACTGCATGTCTGATATCAACTTCACCAGCGTCGAGCTTCTGTCTTTCTCGCGCTCTACATCGGGAGGCGTCGCGAAGTTTTCCGCCGCCCTCACCACTGCGGTTTGCAAGGAAATGGATTGGGAAGAGATTCCCGACTTTTTGACAGGCGCTACGCCGGAAGGAGACTTGGCCGCAACCGAAGCCGAACTAACCCCGAGCGACAAAGAACTGAAGAAGCATCAAATCGTTCTCGCGACGCAGCGGGTGAATCGTTTTCAACTTGTCAGATTGGAACTCGAAGGCAAGAAACGCAAGGGTCACCGGCTGGAGATTCGCTTCGATCTGCACTTCCCCGACGTCAAGGGGTGCTGGAAGCTCGAACAATACATGCTGAGCGTCGGCGATCGCAAAGGCTCACTGAGTATCCGGTATGCGAAACAGCAGAAGTTGGACATCCCCGACGAACCGAAAGCCACAGCACAGCAAAGACTCGCGACTTCCCCAGAGAGCGACTAAATGTCCTTGCTGACTGAACGTGTTTTGAAGAATGAAGAAGCCCGACACGGCAACGCCAACCGCCGCCGCTACCGCGCTAGGTTCTTCGAGGATCAGATCGGACGCCATGCATTGGATTACAAATTTAATTGCGGTTTGGATCCACAAGGCGTCTCGATAAAGGAATACACAGCACACATTCGCGCCTGCCCAAAGAAGGAATGCCAAGGCCGCTGGGAGAGATGGCCGCTCCTGCTCAAACAATTAGGAGTCCGGTGACGTCGGTATCTACTCAGGCTATCTTACGTGGCATACTCTCCGACGTGCCAAAAAAGTATCAGAATCCGAAATCGCAAATTCGTCGCGACGTCGAGCGACCGTTCTACTTCATCCGCTATTCCGCGAAAGGCCGAAGGCGTGTCCAACTGATCGGCTTTGTCGACGAGATGCCGGCGAAGGAAGCCAACAAACGCAGAGCCGCATTCCTCGAAGCTGAGTGATGCGGAGCGGGAGACAGCACAGCAACAGGCCATGTTCGATAAGTTGATGGAGATGCCGGAGGGACCGAAACAATGATGGACTTTTGGGATGGGATTTTCTTTGGATTCGTTCTGGGGATAATCACAGCCACCGTTACAGTGGTCATTGTCGCCATTCGAGAACACTTTTAATGTGGCACGGTGATGGCACGGCGGCACGGGGGAAAATGATGCTAAGTGATTGGTGGACCTGGTCGGGTTCGAACCGACGACCTCTTCCATGCCATGAAAGCGCGGGCCTAGAACTTACAGCTATATTTCCCAGAAACACAGCACTTATAGCTTTTCAATGTGGCACGGAATGGCCCGGCAAACCGGGAACTGGCACGAGCCGGGATGTGGCACGGTGATCGTCGCCGGCATCGACCCAGGCCCGACCGAAAGCGCGCTGGTGTGTTGGGACGGGGCAGCCGTGACAAGCGCCGTCTACCAACCGAATGAGTTTGTCCTTGGCCGGCTGAAGGACGCCGCGGGCGTCTACCCCCTCGCGATTGAGAAGATTGCGAGCTTCGGAATGCCGGTCGGCGCCGAAGTCTTCGAAACGGTCTACTGGACTGGCCGCTTCATCCAAGCCTACGGAGCGGAGCATGTCGAGCGAATCACCCGCATCGAAGTTAAGATGCATCTCTGCCACAACACGCGGGCGAAAGACGGAAACATCCGGCAAGCCCTCATCGATCGCTTCGGCAAGCCAGGGACGAAGAAGAACCCCGGCCCGCTGTACGGCATCTCCGGTGACCTGTGGAGCGCGCTTGCCGTGGCCGTCACTCAACACGACCGGATGTCAGGCAAGTAATCCACAGCTTTTTCACAGTGGCTAGGGAGAATCCCAGCACTACATCTTGCGTCTCGCCTCTTCATACCGCACACGGTATAGTTTCCAAATACCGACATGCAGGTACTTTCCCGAGGTGCAAAAAGGTGTTTGGAATTGCTGGAAGATTTGGCCCGAGGTTCGCTGGGGTGTGCGTGTCCCTCCCGGGCGTGGATGGCGCGCCGGCTGGATTGCCCGCTTCGAACGCTGGACCGCTGGACCGCCGAACTCCGCGCGAAAGGCTACATCTCAGTCAGAAAGCGGCAGCACGCCGCCGCACTCTACACAATCCAGACTTGTCATTTTGGCAAGTCTGATGGCAAGTCTGATGGCAAGTCTGAGCGCCGGTATATAGGAAGAGTGAAGGTGAGTGAAGAGAGCGTGCCGGTGTATCAGAGCAAACCCCAAACCCAAGAACCGAACCGAATCCTACCCCACATGCAGGAGGAATTGAACCGATGGCTCAAACAACGCCAAGCCAGTTGAAGTGTCCCGCCTGTCTCGACTTTGCCATCACCAGAAAAGACGGCACACCAATCGGTAACCGCTGGGTGACCATGCGGGAACTCATGGAGCTTTACGAGCCGTGCCGATTCTGTGAGGCGGGCGAAAAGGAGCGGAAGCTATGGGCGAAGTGGATGGAGGCTGCTTAAAACTCTATGCCGTCGCGAGGAGACCTACCGCCCTGCAATCGTTACCGCCTGGGTGAAGGGTCAGGACCCCGGAATTGCTCTGCGAGCCTTACAAGCGCTTCTCTGTGGATTTGGGCCACACGGCTTTCGCTGCAATTGAAACATGCCCCGATTTCAGCCAAAGTAAAATCTTCGAGGTAGTACATCCTGAAAACGACGCGCCGGCTTGGACTGTGCCAGTTCGCGTGGCGTTCATGGGTCAACGTGCGTCGCTCAGTATCCATTCGGTCAAGGACACGCCAGACATTGCGCCAGAACAACGGGTCAGGCACCCGCATCTCTAGCGTCATGGTGTTGTCGATACTCACCATTGGAATCAGTTCGTTGCGACGCGCAGCCTTCCGAATGGTATCCATCACCATTCCTTGAACGCGGTGTTTGGCGTAACCCCAAAACAGTCTATCTCTCGAAGGTTCGAACGCCCTGGCTGCTCGGATCAGGCCTTCACTGGCAACACTAACTAGGTCATCCAAAGGAAAGTTGTAGGCTATCGAATACCGGGACGCAATCCGCCATGCGACCCCGACGTGAGCGACAATGTGGTCGTCGCCGTCCATCTACTTCGTCGGTGTGACAAAGACTGATTGAAACGGAAAGACCCAAACCGCGGTGACGGTATCGGTTGCTGGCCAAGCTACAGCCGTCGTCATCGTCAATAAACCTGGCGTGCCGGCTGGTGAACCGACTGGAGGTGCGGCATAGCTGATTCCCTGAATGTCGTTCGGGCCTTGTGCCAGCCCGTTACGGTAGACCTGAATCAAATCCATGAGATTCGGTGGAGTGACCGTGAACGTTGCCGGCGCCGTCCATGCCGCCGAGCCCGGACCCGTTAACCCGAAAACGCTGCGATAAGTCACTGAAGGCGGGGAAATTTGAGTCAGAAGCGCGGAGAGCGTCGGTGGTGAAGTTCGCCGGTCCAGCAAAAGCCCATCACCAAGTTGGAAGCCTGGAGTCGCACACGCCAAGGTAGGGTTGGCTGGCGATGTGCGATCGACAACCATCGACCGCGTATCGATATTGACCGTGATGATTCGGTTCGTCGCCGGGTCCACGCCCAGAAGTTGAAGCTGAAATTGCGGCTGCGGTTTTGGCTGCGCGAACGCTCTCAAACCAAGCAGAAAAACAAGCAGTACTATGCGAATTCCCATGAGACCTCCGTGTTGTCTTTCATTCCCAAAGCATTCCAGACCGCTTCCCCCAGGTCGATGCCGGCGCCGTTGGTTTTCCGGCCGAAGAGATCCGTGCCAGATTCCGCCTGTGGCCGGTCGGTCCCGAACACGTAGCCGTTATCCGCGGTGTTCCACGGCCCGACGTCCAACACTACAGCCATAGCCGTTTTGCCATTGGCCGGATTGGTCAGCCGAACAAATCGCAATAACGCTTGATGAGACGGAAGAGCAACAAACGGAACAACTTGATCGATGACGAATCCAGAGGCAGTTCTCTGCCCCACCAAGCCCTCACGAGTCGCTTTAACGTTGCTGGGCATGGATCTCCTTCGATGTTTCACGTGTCACGATTTCACGGTGCTGCTTCACCATCCCGGCCCAGATACGCTTGCAATGCTCACACGAACTCGCGAAGTGGCGCCCCGAAACCGGACATCCCTCCAACGGCCCAAGCTGCACCGGCCCGCGATTCTTCTTCTCAATGTCGTGAAACATATACCGACTATGCTACTCTACCGCCGTGCCGGGGTCCACTCCTGCAAGGTCATCAGCAACCTTTCAAAGTACGGTGGTTTGTCTTCCGGGAACTGCGCTGCGATGACTTCGAGCGCATAAGCGATCCGCTTCATCTGCTGCGTCTGCGCCGCGATTTCGGCGGATTCGTCCCACAAAACGCGGTCTACCGCTTGTCTCGAACGCCGCGCCGGAAGGTAGCGGAAAAACAACTCGCAGAGGAACAACCCCGCGAAACCGAAGCCCACAAGCAAAAGAATCAAGTTGGTCATTTCATCACGTCGGTTTTCGCTCTGTTGGAACTTATACCGACTATCTCCTAGGCCCACTGTACGGGTACGTTGGTTTCGGAGGAATCAGCCGATCGCCTGAGCCGGCTGGGGGAAAAAGCCCTATAGTACGAAAGGCCCATTGCAGCACGCGAAAAGCAGGACTACCCTGAACTTGGATGGAGGATATATGAAATACGCACTGCTCGCCGTGATTTGGTTGATGCCATTGGGAGCGCAGCAGGCTTCCACTCAGTCACTCAACGGAACGTTTTCCAACGTCGACAAAGAGCCGGCGCCCTACATTCCTGATGATTCCCTGCCCTACAGCGCGACACCGGTTTGGCCGGATTCGCAGGCTCAGCCATCCGCACCGGTGCTCTTCGTGCCGGCCGTAGTCGCTCCAACTTACGAAGCGCCTGTCTTTGTTGATGGTGGATGCTCCCGAGGATTCCACCCGAGCCCAACTGTGCCAGTCGCCACGATCACCGGAAGGCCGTTCGGCCCTGGGACGCATCACAGCGGGCGGAGGTAGACCATGAAGCGAAGAATTCAATTCGCCGTGCTCTGCCTCGCAGCGTTCGCGACGCTTTACTTTACGCCGATCTGTCCTGATTTTGTGATGTTCGTGAATGCCCTGAAGAGGATTTGGTAAAATGACCACCGCCATGCAATGCGTCTCTGGCCCTGTCAACATGAATCAACGTGTTCGCCTGAAGCTCACAGAACGCGGGAAGAAGCTATATCGGGACCGTCACAGGATTCGCATTAATCATCCAATTGCAGATGAGGCCAACAAACTAGTTCGCGACGATCCCGCGCCCGACGACGGCGTGGTTGAGATGCAACTATGGGAAGCGTTCTATGTTTTCGGCCCAGAGTTCAGCGTGCCTGGAATGGGCGGACCTTTTGAGTTGACCTTCGAACTGTTGGAACTTCACTAACAAAAAGGCCCCGCAGGGAAAGGATAAAACCCTGCGAGGCCAGTGTGCCCTATTTACCCAATACGTAGAACCCAGGTCGCAGCGTGGCTGGCTGCTCAGCTCTGCTGTGTCCAGCAGACAGAACCTATGGCGTCGGTGGTTTGGTCGTTGCCGGATGAGCCGCAAGCCACGCTTGAGCTTGGTCAACGGACTTCTGATAGTCCGCGTCCGCCGAACTCAGTAGCACCCCGATATCTACTCCACCATTCGCATTCTTGATTGCCACGATGAGACTCGCGACGTTCGGAATGGCCGCGTTGATGAGAGCCAAAATCGCTTGAATGCCCATGTTATCCTCCCACCGCTACACGCGCCACAGCGAGCGCGGCTTGAATTGTCGTTAACGCCCCCAGGATTTCCGTCTTCACCGTCTGGTTAGTGATGAGAGACGTCTGGGCGACCGCGCCATTCACCGATTGAATCACCGGCTGAAGCACGGCGAGAATCTTAGCTTTGTCGGCCGGCGCCAGAGCGTTCACTCCACGGATCGCCGAGTCAAGTTGAATTCCGGCTTGGCCGATTTGCAAGTGAAGCTTAATGAACGGTCTCGCTGTCGCGTCGGTAAGTGTTCCGGCTTGGTTGGCCGAAAGCACGGTGTTCTCGATAGCGAGATTTGCAGCCGCGATATCACGAGAGGCTTTGGCGACTTGCTGAAGGGCTTTGTCCGAGCACCCGGTTTCTACCGCGACAAACCCGAACACGCACGCCCACATTGCGAGGAACACGAAAACTGTTCGTTGCATCATGGCTCCTTTAGTTCAACGCCTGATCGAGTGTTTGTCCGTTGGCGACGGCCGCGAACACTTGCGCGACGTCATAGAAATTCTGCCGCTCCGCGACCCAGACATGCAGGTAAATCTTTTCGTCTGGATTTTGGCCTTGAGACTGAAGCGAGTTTCCCAACACAACCCACGCCGGAAGGTCCGAGTTGTCTTGCGCGTCCGTCTCCGGGTAAAAGTTGCTCATGTCCTGAGCGTAAAGGCGGGGATTCGCCCCGAGACGCGCTGCGGCGATTTGCCCTTGCAGTCTGTGGCCGTCGTTGATCGAAGCGTTAAAACTTGGGTTTGGTGCGGTTAAACCTGGCATGTGGTGTCCTCCTGTGGACTGAGGGTATTCTACACCAAGTCGGTATCTACCGCCTAATGCCAGATCAAACGCGCCAAGACCGTTCCGAAGAAGCCGGATGCCGCGGCGCCGCCCACAATCCACCAGCGGAAGTTTTCGAGCGTGCGTAACCGCTTCTCGTGGTCGTTGTGCTGGGTTTGCAAAGACACTTGATTGATCCGCACTGTTTCAGCGAACGCCTTGAATTCGGTGCGTAGCTGAATCAGCAAATCGCGTTCGGTGAATTGAAATCGTTCGCTGTGTTCTGCCATTTCGCTAAGTGTATCCAGTATCCCTTGAACGCTATCCATCCGTTCGGAAACCCGCCGTGCGTGTCGCTCTGATCTCACTCATCCTCTTCAACCGCCGCGCCACTCGTTCTATTCCAGTGTCGCATTACGTCACTACGATACTTGTCACCAGTGTGACGGTTACGTCTGCGATTGCGGAATCCGCGTCTCCCGAGTGCAGAATTTGAAGATAGTCCCCGCCATGCAGAATGATCGGGCTTCCAGGAGTCGCGTAGGTGCGAAGTTCGACTCCGCCCGCTGTTCCTTTCGGCACATTGACGATCAAGCTGCCATTCGTGTTAATGACCAACTGAATGTTTGGACTGCCGGTCGACGGTCCAACTCGACAGACGACGCTGAGATACTGGACCACTTCCACCTGGTTCTGACAGACGTGGTTCCAGGGAAATTGAAAGCCTCCCGTTATTCCACCAGAACCGGCCGGTGCGATTGTCGCGAAATACTTCTGGATCGTTCCGGGTTGAGCCTGTTGTCCGCGATTCACGAGGGAAGAGAAAAACTGCGCGCTCGTGTCCGCGAGGTATTGTCCAGAGTCACAGGTCACCTGATACTCAATGTGGTCCTTGTCGACGTCCTTCCACGTCACACCTGAGATGAGATAGGAACCTGAGACTACCAAGGGTTGAGTTAGGTTGATCGTCTGTAATTGGCCAGCGAAGAGTCCGTCTTTGATCGTCGGATAGATGACCTGGCTTGGAATTCCGTTGGTGCAGCCGTAGCGATTCAGCAACAGATTCGCGTAGTTTGTAATCGCCGCTGGATCGGTGATGTTCGGCGCATCTTGTACGTCGTCGTAGTAACCCGAGTTTCCTTCGGCTGATCCTCGATTTGCTACTTCTGTTGCGCACGTCACCGTGATGACCGGCGAAATGCGTGATTGATAATTCACCACAATGACGTCGGTTGACACCGGAGCGACTGCGAACACTACCCCATAGCCGTCAGGTATCCAATAGCAGTCGTAAGAACCCGCGGCCGCACTTGCCACGGATGCCAGTGGAATCACTCTTTGTGCTGAACCGTTCTTGGTGACAACCGGAGTCGCTTCCAGCTTGAACCACGTCACGAAAAAGATTCTTCCACCTCCAGGCGCTTGTTTGTTCGAAGCATACGGCCCTGGAATCGCCGCGGAAAAAGTGTCGACCCATTGCGGATTTGACTGAGACGAACTCCTGACGTACTGCCGGTTTCGATACATTCCTCGGAAGACTCGGATAGAAGCGGATTCCGTCGTGCCGCCTTGTCCTCCGACCGCTAAGACGTTTCCGTCATTGTCGGCGAGATTGAATGGCGCATTTCCCAATGCCGTGACTTTCGGGAAAAAGCGAAGGACTTTGTTGTAATCGATGTTAAAATCCCAACCTGTCGCAGAGGACAGTTGATTGAAAGCTTGACGTGCGGTGACCCAGTTGAAAAGTTGATCGCCGAGAACCGTTCCCGGATCTCCGTCCGTTGCGTTGTAGATGATCCCATCGGCTGAGAGAAACTTCTGAACGATGTCCGAGACAATGATGGACATCGAAAATCCAGTGTAGAATCCTCCAACGATTCTTCGGTCCAGGATGGCCGAATAGTCCGAGCATTTCACGTCCGCGCGAACGTCTTTCCTAGCTTGGTATGCTGTCTCAACCGAGTCGTCAATCGTGCCGCCGAAGATTTTGGTTGTGTTCGAGAAGACCTGAACGTCTTGCCCGATCGTTGGATGAAACACTCCGGTTGGATCTCTCAGTGCGAAGTTGCAGGTTGACACCTGACTGAGTGGATTCGTTCCAGTGAGCGTATTCACCATCATCAGCGAGGTTTTGTCGACGCCTGCGATGAAGAGAGTAAACCGCTTTGCCGCTGGTGGAGTCGGGACGACGATCGGGGTTTGTTGCCCCGCAATCTCTACCGCACCGTAAGCGTAGGAACCATAGGACACGGCTAGTTCTCGATCACTGTCATCCAGGCAGTTTGGGTAGCCGTCCCGCCACTGGTGTTGACGACAACGAAATCCCCCGCCGAAAGATTTCCATTGTGTAGTCCGATAATGATCGATCCCGATGCGACTGTCGCCGAAGTGCTGAATTCGTTCGTTACGCCTGTTGATCCGCCACTTGGAACCGCATAGAAAATATAGGTCAGAGCCCCGCCTGACAGATTGAACACGTTCACGGTTCCGCCTAGCAGATTCGCTGCGCTTCCAACCCCATAGCGAGGCATGAAACGAGCCGTCTTGCCTGCGGGGACCGTATAGAGCGTGTTGCTTCCATTCGAGAGACTAGTGATGAAGCCGCGCGTGATGTTGGTCGTCGCCGAGTCGAACTCGATGACGGTATACCAAGCCGACATTCCTATTGCGTCGGCATGAAGAGAAAGGATCTCGCCAGCAAGTAATAAGAATGGGCTGATGGTGGTAAACGCGGAACTGGTGGGAGTGGCACCGACCGCATTGGTCGGCGCGATCTGATAGTACGTGCCGCCGCTTTTGATTTGGGTGAAATAATTAGGATTGTTCGCTCCAAAGTTTGCAACAGCAAGACCCAAGACTACCGCGCTTCGGTTCGCAGGAACCGTGTATACATCATTGTTCCCGTTGATCGTTGAGTTGACGTAGGCTTTGGGAAATGTAGGGTTCGGCATTCGCCCGAAGAATGCATCTGGCGAGAAGCAGTTATACAAATCGGTGTTCATCACCTTTGAGGTGAGGGAAGCATCCATCTTGTAGGTTTTCCCTGCGGTGTTTTTGGTGCTAGCAGCAGTTCCTTCTACGCCGCGCGTGACAGTCAACGTGTCGCCGCCTCCTCCCCCGCCCCCAGCCGTCACACGAACGATTTCTTTGTTTGGATCGTCCGATGGATCAGTAAAGTCAGTCGAGTTCCAGTAGGTTACGTTGAACGGCGCAACAGGAAGTAGGGCCCCATTGCCGCTCTGTAGCGCAATGGAAGTATCTGAAGCGTTGTGACCTGCCAGAACCGTGACCTTGCCAAAGTTTACTGCGTTGTCGAGTGCCGGCATTACTGGACCCCGATGATTGCCGCACTCACGATGTCAGGATCACCAGACCCATGAACGTTCGGCTCGGTCACGTTCAACGTGAGCGTCACCGAAAACGGCACGGCAACCGGAATAGGGATCCCGAACTTCGTTGCGATCTTGGCGACTTCCGCCGATGGAATGGTCAACTGAACTTTCATAGCTATCCTCTCGTCAATCGAATCCCCTGCGTCTGAAGATTCCGAACAAACTCATTCATCAAGCTCTGCACGAACTGTGGCCCGCCGGTGATATTCACTGATGGAATCGCCGGGCTGTTTGGAAATACCGGAGGCGCAAACGGCAAGCCGCCTGAGTTCGCGCCCGATGGTCCCGAACCTGAGCCAACGTTGGGTAGATTCAACTGGCTTCCGAGAACCGTTCCCATGGTGGGACTCGCGAAAGACACGCCGGCCTTCTGTGCGATTTGCGCGACAACAGATGCAGCGCTCACCAAGGTGCTGCTCGATAGCGCGAGCGCTTGTGCTGTTCCGGTTATCACCGCGTTCGTGTTCGCGATGACAGAAGCGAAGCCAATGTTATTCATCGCCTGCTGATTCGCCGCGTCCGCAGCTCGGAGCGCACTCGCATTGATAGCGCTCGCCGCTGTAGTGCCGACTTGCGCCGCGATTCCCGCAAGCTTCGCGGCGTCGTAAGCCGTTTGCGCGGCGTCCTGCTGAACCTGCGCGGCTGTGGTCAGGTTCGTCGCTGCGGTATTCAAGTTCGCGTTCGTCTGCTGGAGTTGCTGAGCATAGGCCACCGGGTCGAAGGTCATCGTTTCTGGAACACCTGCCGGGCCGAACAGTGCACTACCGAATCCGGGTGCTGTCTCGGTGCCGCCGTAATTCACTCCCTCGATGTTGCCGGTTCTGTAAGCCGAGTACTGATCGCCGGGTTTCAGACTGAGACTGATGCTTCCAAGTTTTGCTGACATGGCCTTGTCGAGCGCCGCGCCGAGTTGGCCCGCGCCCGCCGTCATTCCAGCAAAACTTTGCGTGGCGATGGATGTCTCTTGGGCGGTCTTTGCCACTGCGCCCGCAGCGTTATTCAGCGCAGTCACCAATGAGTTAGCGTCCATCGCAGCGCCTTTGAATGCTCCACCAAGCGCCGTGAAAACAGTCGTTGCGGTTTGCGCACCTGTGTTCAACGCCGGAATAGATCCGGTGAGCACCTGCACGCCGTTGATGAGTTGGTTTGTTCCGCCCACCGCGGCCGTGAGGTTGGTGCCGAGCACTTGAACTGCGGAGCCTGAAGCCTGCACTGGTCCGACGAAATTGGCATGTGCTGTAGCTGCGAGCTGGGTCGCTGCTGCCATACCGTTCAGCGCAGCCGTGACATCGATCACCTTTGGCGTCGACGAAGATATCGCCGTCGTTGCTGTCTGCGTCGACACACTTAGCGCGGCTTGTGCAGTAGCGACGTCCTTGGTAGCTCCTGCGAGCAAAGCGCCGGCTTGGGTGTTCGTTTTCATCGCCTCGGTGACTGCTGCCAAATACCGCTGGGCGTGATCGAGATTATCGTTTAAGGTTTGAAGATGCTGCGCCACGTCCTGCGCGGGAGTGAGGCGCATACTTCCGTTCAAGGCGTCTTGTGCGCTCTTTACCGCGGCTAGCGCCGCTTCGTATTGGCCAAGCCCTTTCGTTCCGTTGGCATATGCAGTAGCAACAGTGGTCAGATTATCTTGCGCCAACTGAAGAGCCGCTACTAGTCCGTCGTTCGCGGTTTTGACGCCCTGGATCGACAGGCGCGAATTATCCATCGTTCCATTGAGCGCCTTTTGGGCGGCGTCAACGTCTTTCTGTGCTGCTTCTAATTGGCCCAGCCCTGCTCGATGTTGCGCCACGGCTTCAGTAACTTTTTCTAAAGTTGCCTGAGCATCAGCGAGACTTTGCTTCAATTGATCGTAGGTATTGCTGATTGCTAGAAGACTGTCTTTCCCTGTCGCCGTCTTATCGATGAACGCCTTCAATGAATCCGTGACGCTCGCGAACCGTTGATCCATCACCAACATCGAAGCCGCCGCCATGTCCGCGTTGGCGTGCAACAGATTCAGGTCAATCGCGGCTTGGTGAATCGAGTCAGCGAACAATCCCCAGGGCGTGACATCGGCGACGTAATGAACCAACTGCGAAAAGGAGATGCCGGTATCGTTGGCTGATTTCCCCAACGTGACAAGCTCGGATATTCCCGAACTCACGACATTCAGCAGATCCCCCATTCCTTGCGTGAATGAGTTGAGCGCCCCGGTGATGATCGGCCCGAACACCGAGGCGAGATCCTGGAAAGCTTTTGTCATCGCCTGAATTCCAGGAATGACGCTTTCCTGCGCGGTCTTCACCGTAGACGTAAGACTCGTGTCGATCGCTTCGCCAACACCTTCCAGCGAGACTTCTACCGAGGTCTTGAAGCTCTGCCAGCTTCCCGAGAGCGTATCCGCAACCGCCGCCGCGACGCCCTGGAACTTTTGGAGAGCCGCAATCAAAACTTCTACGCGGTCGCTTTGATCCAGATTCTTGAATGCGTTTTTCACTGCGCCGTCAGCGACGCCCATCGCCTGCGCGAGGTCGTGAGTCGTCAGACCAAGTTGCGTCAACTGCCGTGCTGCGGCCATGCCTGACACTGCTATGCGATCCAACTTACTCGATGCGCTTTCGATGTCGGTCCCCATCACTGCTGCAGCATTCGCCGCCGCCTGTAACAACTGCGGAACTTGCGTTGCCGAAATCCCGAAGGCGTACATCCTCTGCTGAGCCGTCACGAGAGACGGAAAAGATAGCCCTTCACCGATCGCAAGAGTTTTGAGTGAATCAA